AGTTAGCACTCATTTTTAATCCATCTGGAGAACTAATAATATCTTTTAATTTGTTTTGATTTTTTGCACCCTTGAATGCAGTAATAGCTTGTAATCTATTTGGATAAACTAAACCTCTTTTACCTTGAGATATTAATAAATCAGATGCTTCTTTCATTGCATTATAAAAATTATCTCTAGCTGCAATACCACCTAGATCTTCCATTGTATTTATAATAACTCTTTCAGCATTTTGATTAGCACCAAACAATTTTTTAAATGCAGCAAGATCAGATTTAGTTTGTATCAATCCACCAGCTTTATCTGCTTTAAATTTACCACCACCTGTTATATTTTCTGCAATGTTTTTAATTTGTGTTGCTTTATCTGCACCAATACTTTGCACAGGATAAACAAACTCAGGAGTTTTTGTTAGAGGATTTAATTGAACGTTGTCTACAATATCATACACTGCATCCATTGCATTAGGTTTACTTAAATTAACTCCATTGCTTTTTGCATAACGAACATAGTTTTCAGCAACAGCTTCTACAGCATCGTTTGTAACCTTGTATCCGCTTACAAGACTACCACCTTTGTCAGTTAAAATTTTATATTCTGTACTTAAAAAATTTTGTAATCTATCATTCATGATGTCATTAAATTTTTGTGGAGCTACGTTTAAGTTACCACCTTTTAGTATAGAGTTTTTAAATATGTTCATGTTGTTTCTATACTTAAATAAGTTAGCAACTAAACCATCTATGTCACCTTGTTTAGCTCCAAGTTTCATTAATGATTGACCAAATGCTTGCTCGTTTTTAAATCCTGGAAACACAATCTTACCTTTTTTAATTACATCAGGAGTGTTCTTCATAAAGTTTACAATCATGTCGTTAATTATATTAGGGTTGTCTACTACTTGAGCTGATTTTCTTGTTGATTGAAATATATTATTATAATCATAACTTACTCTTCTGTTTAATTCCTGGGCCATGTTCCGTGCTACAGCCTGCTTTCCTTCTAGTCTTTGTACACCTTGGAAAATAGGTCTAGGTCTATCAGACCTTGCTCTAAATGGTTTCATTATATATTTGTCAGCCCATCTCTCTACAGCTTTGTTACTGAACGCAGCATCACCACCATACTGAGATGCAAACTTACCAAATTTTCCTACACCAAAAAAGATAGGAGCTATTGGAAAAGCCATTTCACCACCAAACTTTAATCTATTTTTAAGCATTCTTATTGCATCATCAGATGAGTTTACTTTTTTAGTTCTATCTAAAGAACTGTAATGACCTGGTTCAAATAACCAGTCACCCCATGTACCAATGTCTTCATTATCTGCAACAAGTCCACCAGTTACACCACCACCAACTGCAATACCTGTCCAGTTTTTAACTCGTTTACCAAAATTTAATTCTTTTACTTTGTCTGCAGTTTTTTTTAAATTTTTATTATTAGATGAAATGTATCTACCATTTTTTTTAGCACTAATTACTTTGTCTACAATATTATCAGCAGTTCTTTTTATACTTCCTGGATCTTGAATAGCTTTCATAATAGGTTTACCAGCTAGTTTATAGTTTCCATAAATAGAAGTTAAGAATTCTACAACTCGTCCTGAACCCGTTGCTCTTGCTTTTTCTTCAGAGTAGTTCATAAGCTCACCCATAACTGTGCTGTCAAACCATGCATCTAGTTTAGCTAAATTAGTTTCTTCAAGAGGTACATCATCACCAATAGCATCTTTAATTTCTGCTGTTAATTGTGCCCAACCGTATGGAATTTTTATTGCACCAGATATAATAGCGTTAGATACAGACTCACCTAAACTAACTTCATTATTTTCTTCAGCTTCTAAAATTGTTTTATCTTTTGTAGCGTCTGCAAAACCTTTTGATCCTTTAGGGTATAAATCAATTGCTTCTTCAGTTGCTTGTTTTACTTTTTCTTTCTCTCGTCCTTCTTCAATTCTTCTAAGAGTATCACTAACACTTACTGGTGTGTCAAATATATTAAGACCACCAATAGATTTAAAATCTACATCTTCTAACTGTTCTTTTAATGATTTCTTTTTATCTTCATCAGCCATAACAGGACCCCCTTAATCCTCGAAGTCTGTGATGTCTACTTCTGTAAATGTTTTGCCGTCTTGACCTAATCTATATAATTTTTGTTCTGATATATTAAAATATACTTTATTTTTTCTATAACCAATATTTTGACCAATTTCATTTATTTGATAAGTGCCATCACCTTGATCATCAACGTATACATTATCAAAGTAACTTAAACTGTTATCAAAATTAGAAATTAAATCTTCAGGATACTTATTCATTAAAATATTTGCTTCGTGTTTAGCTAGTGCAGCTGCACCAATTGCATTGCCTTTAAAGTTTCTGTCTTTGTTTAAATAGTATGAGAAGAGTTCTTCATATTTTAAATTGTATTGTGCTTCAGGAGTAAGAACTTTTTCTTTACTCATTAAATCTTTTCTAATTAAATCACCGTAAGCTTCTTCTATAGATTCATAAGGTTTTCCTGTTCTAGGGTTTACTCCTTTGTTATTAAATCTAGCTGTAGCTTCTGAGTATAATTTATTCTTATCATCTTGGCTCATGTTTTTATAGGCAGCCATTACAATATCTTTGTCGTCTTCGTATTGACCTAATTTATTTTTTTGTTTATTTCCATATTCAGATAGGTTTTGTGCAGATAATGTTTTTAATGGGTTTATACCTGCTTGACCTATTGTTTGAAATATAGGTTGTCCACCCGGTTGAGCTAAAATATTAGCACCTAGTCCCATAAAAAAATCAGAAGCTTTGTAAGGGTATGGTTCAATTTCTGGTCTTTTTCCTATAGCTCCTTTTATAACTTCGACTTCGGTTGGAAGTTTTTGAACATTTTGATTGCTAGGATCACCTTCACCAGCATAACCTTGTCTTTGAACACCAGTCATGATACCACCGCCGGCTCTACCGCCACGTCTAAACATCGGTCTATTTAAAGTTCTATTATACATAATTACTCAAAAGCTTTGTAAGCTCCTAGTCCTAGTGAAGCTATTCCTAACGCCTGCTGCAACGGCGATTGATTAGGTGTAACTTGTGATTGATACTGACCCATACCACCACCCATAACGTTACCCATTCCAGCACCCAAGTAACCAAGTCTTTCGTATGGTTCGTAAGCTGCCATTCTGTTAGCTTCTCTTTGTTGATCAAGGATAGATTGTTCAAATAATTGTTGGCCGCGCCCAGCTTGACCCAATGTTGAAATATCTCCGCCTTGTAATTGTGGAAGTAGTGTAGCCATTCTTTGTTGATCAGCTCCTAGTTGTTGTGCTCCTGTAAATAATTGTCCTTGTTGTGTAAATGCTTGATTAGCTTGACCTTGTGCTTGAGTAAAACCTTGATTTAATAATTTTGCTTGAAGAGCAGCTCTATTCATATCCGATTGATTTTGATATTGTGCTCTCATTACACCTTCACGACCACCACCTAAATTTCCAGACTGTGCTGCACCTAAACCAATATTAGTTATACCAGCTTGAGCTTGCTTATCGTACTCTGATAGTGTTGCATCAATTACATCTTGTTGATACGGAGACATAAATTGTTGATAGGCTGTTGGTCCTGACATAGCTCCTTGAGCTTGTAAATAATCTTGTGAACCCATCATATTTGTAGGTTGACCTGCAAACGTTCCTGTACCAGTTTGATATTGTCCTGCCGCTTGTAGGTATGGCGCGTATGCTCCTATACCTTGACCCTGTGTTGTAGCTCTTGTGTAAGCATCTTGAGTTGCCTGGTCTTGAGGAGCAACCATTGGTTGGAAATCTTTTGTATTTAATTTTTGACTAGTTAAACCTGTTAATTGTGCAGCATAATCTTTACCTAGATCTTCTACAAATTGTGGTGGTAAACTACGTGTTTCTGTTATTGCCATTAAATTACTTCTCCTATTCTCTCTGATACACTAAACATCTCTTGAGCGCCAGCGTTTCCTTGTGATTCCTCGGATACTCTACCACCATTTTCTAAATTTTTCATCATATTTTCCATAACTTCTGCACCTTTATCTATGTCACCACCGCCAGCATTTCTAACAGCGTCAGCAGTAAATACAAATTCATTTACACTTAATCTTGCAGGTACATCGTCTGCTTTTTCTGCTTTACCTATTGGTACAAATCCACCTTCAGCTCTATAATCTTTTTCCATACCACCAAGGTTCATGAGCCCACCTTCTTGAGCTTTGATTCTTCCGCCTTGAGCATAAGTTCCATAGTTTTCATAAGGTAAAATACTAAATAACATGTTGTTATATTTTTGGTTTAATGCTGCTAGTTTAACAGGATCTCCATCTGCTTCTATCTTAGCATTTTCTATGTTAGCTCTCATACTAGCTGGTGTTCCTTCTTCCCCTGTAAGTGGATCAATTAATCTACCACCTCTGTCAGCCATACCAATGTCTTCGTTTGGTTTAGCTTCTCCTGCTAAAAAAGGTAAAGCTACAGAAGCTAATCCAATAGATTTAAAAGGATTTTCTTTTATAAAAGTTCCTACTCTTCCAAGATTACTCATAAAACCTGACGTGCCAAAACCTGTATTACCAAACATTCTAGCACCACCTAAATTCATACCACCACCCATATAATATGCTCCTAAACCAGCAATTGCCATCTTACCAACATCACTTTTTAAAACTTTTCCTGCTGCATCAGCCACACTACCTATAGCTTTACCAACACCTTTAACTATCTTACCTAAAAAATATCCTTGTCTTGGTACAGCATTCATGATGCCTCCCATGTTTCTTGGCACTCTGCCACCTTGATTAAATACATAAGAAGCTCTTGTTACGTCTGCTGAATCTCCACCCGGACCAAAACGTGATGGATCAAATGTAAATTCTTGTGTTTCTTTTTCTTCTTCAACAGGTGCAGCACCATAATTAAGAGGTAAATAACTTTGACCACCACCTTCTCCTCCTCCTCCTCCAAATGTAGGGTCTCCATAATTAAAAAGAGTGTTTCCAAACATGTCTTTAATAGGGTCTCCAGTAAGGGGATCTCTTCGAATAGATTTTATACCAACTTTACTCATGTCTCCTGAATACTTTAATCCTGGTGAACCTCTCTCTGCTGCATATTTTGCAAAAGCACCATCATCAAATTGTGTTAAAGATTCAAAATCGTCATAAGAAAATTTAGGTTGATCTTTGAAAGTACCAGAAAAATCAAATTGTGTAGCCTCTAGTACATCTTTTAAATTTTGTGGTAATCTATCGTATCTTGCAGGATCAGTAATTTGCAGACTTGATAAAAATTCAAGTTCTCTTTTAGGGTTGTTTGGAACAAGATTATATAATCCTTTTTGTCTATTTCTTAAATAATTTTTTCCAAAATCAAATATATTAAAATTTTTTTTAGGACCTACATCATATTTAGATTTTTCTAATTTTCTTTTTGCAATATCTTTTTTAATTGCATCTTGTCTTTCTTTTGCATTTGTTGCAGCTAATTGTTGAGCGGTTACTCTATTTTGACCTTCTCCTTCTCCTCTTACATTAGGATCATTAGATCTAGATACATCTCCACTGTCAAAATCTTTTTGACTACTAAAACCATAGTTATCATATTCAGGATATGCAGGTATCCCTTCTTTAGTCATAGTCTCTTGACCACCTAAAGCTTTTAGTTTTTCAACTTCGTTTGGTGTTATGTATGCCAACAGATGTGGTTGGCCTTTAATTTTTTTAGTGCTAGTTATACCAGCCATGACTACATCCCTCTGTTATAGAGACCCATCAAACCACCGTTGGCTGCCATTGCAACTTTTTCTCTCATGTCAACATCAGCTATTCCGCCACCAGGCATTTGTTCCTGCATGTTAACATTCTCGCTCATCATCATTTCTGGAGCTTGAGATTGGATTCCTGATTGATCTTGTTGCAACTGTTGTAAAATTTGTTTCCAGATACCACTTTCAAAAAAAGCTTCAAAACTTTGAAACTGAACTTTTTGTTCTGGTTCCATTTGTGACCATATTTCTGCCGCAATTTGCATGCTTTGATCATTGGGTTCTTGTCTACCCATTTTAATATCACCACTATCGTATTTAATGTCAGGTGCTCCAGCTTGTATTGATTCGTTCATTGAAATTTTTTCTTCCATAGTATCTCCTTTTACTTTGTTTTTCCTATTAAATCAAGAGGCGGCATGATAACTGTTACATCTCTTTGCACATCTTCGTCAGGTATATTAGCAGCTTTTAAAGCCTCTTCAGTCTCATATATCTTACCTGTTTTTTTGTTCTTAATTGTAGTTATTATTTTTTCTGGTGTTAGTTCTATCATTATGTAGTTACCTCTTTCTTAATGTTTAAGTAGCTAATAGCTACATCAAACGAATCTGTTGTGCTTGATTGTACTGTAAAAGCTTTTCCACCTTCTACTATTAGCGGTTGGGTTAATAATTCTGTTGTAGTATTAGCTGTTAATTGTGCTGATTTAATAGCTGTAATACTATTGTTAATGATATTTACAGTAGGTGTACCAGCTGATGTAACAAGTATTGATTTAATAACAATTGTTTCATTAATTGCAGGAATACCAGATCCTAATGGTGTAAGTGCGCTACCACTTGTACTGTTGTCTATACCTACAAATTTATATTGGTTTACTACTGCCATTAATCTAAAAAGAAACTTCTAGCTTCTATCTCCTGTTTTAATTCTTCTTGAAATGTAGTGTTTAATTTTTCTAACACTGCATCTAAATCTCTAACCAAAGACTGTGCTACATCTTCTTCGTATTCTGAACTTGCTCTTGTTAATGATTGTACAATCTTAGCCACTATCTTCTTCCTCCAGCATGTATATCTAATCTAAATGTACCTAATTTCCAACTAGTATCCACAGCTGTGTTGGATATAGTTAGTGCAATAGCTCTTGCTCTTGCACGGGTGTCTACTTTATCTGTTGTAGATGTTACAGTAAACGGACCAAGTGACGAACTAGCTGATGATTCGTTAGGATAATCCCTTAAATCTAATTGTATAATTGCATTTCCTTGTTGGTTTATAAAATCAGGTATAATTCTACTAACTCTCATTATATTTTCACCATCACCTCTAAGATCGGCCATGTTAGTTGCTGCTCCTCTTATAACTTTTTGTGTAATATCATAATCACCAGAAGTAATGTCAGCTGGAATAGCCGTAGTGACACCAAGTCTTACTTGATTAACTCCTGTTTCATGTTCATAATAATATGAAATTCCATCTGTGTTTCCTGTAACATCAAAGGAACTATCTGTACCGGCATCATATTGTGTTGCATGGGGTAATCCAAAAACAGAAGAATCTTGCCAAGTAGTTCTAATAAACAAAGGACTTGCATTTACAAACCATATAGGTCGTTTAGAAGTTGAGTCTAAATAACTGTATGTAACTGATTGTGTGTTAACATTAGATCCAGATTCTGGATAAAACCAAGTAACTTCTCCAAACAAATTATTAATACCTGCATAAACAAATTGATTAGATGTTGTATTTAAATTGTCATAAACATAATCTTCGACTAAACAATCCATAGATTCTAGTTTACCTGTGTATCTAAAAAAACCATTATCAGACATCCAGTAAGCAGCACCATCTACTTCTACCGCTGCATTCATTCCTATTAATCCACAGTTAGTTCCAACTTGTTCAAAAGCAAATGTAAAAGGAGTTCCAACAAAACGCATGGTAAATAATGCTGTGTCAGTCCACACATAAAGTGCATTTCTACCAAGTTCGACTCCCATGATCCGTGATCCATCAGCCAATCTTTGTGTACCAGCACTATTTTCAGCTGTAGGTGTATAGTCATTAATATTTTCTTGAGAAGAAAATCTTATAAACATATCATCTTGTGTTGTTTTATCACCAATAGTTGTTTCTGTTCCAAAAAATACTAAGTGACGATCGGGTGTAGATACTAACATGTCCCTAGATGCAGTTGGTGCACCCGATATAATAGTAGCTCGTGTATTTGTAGCATTTGTTGCATCAGCATCCCACTGAAAACATTCTCCATTAAAAATTAAAGCAATAAGAGTGCTACCTAAATTATCTAAAGACCACATACCGGGTTCAGCAACGGTGTCTGTGTCAGCTGATGATTGACCCCAACCAGAAAAATTACTATAGTCTGTAACTGTATCTCCTGTGCTGTGAGAAGCATTTGCTGTTCCTCTAACGTTTCTAGTTATTCCGGTTAAAGTATTTGTTCCCGTATTTACTCCTGTGTAAGAAATTTCTTCTGTGCCTACTTGTATAAAATTAGTTCCTGTTGTTGGAAAATTTAATACTGATGTTAAAACAATACTAGTTCCTGTTCCACCGGTTCCTGCAGAATTAGCAGATAATGATCCATTTAATGTAGTTGTTTGAGGAGCTGTCGATGTTCCACCAAATTGAGATATACCCCATCCAAAAACTCCAACTTGTTCAGCCGGCCCTACATGGTAGTATTGAAAATAAGTTATACCACCTGATGTTGTTGCACCAGATCCGGTTTCATTGCTAGGCATGGTAATAGTTATAGTTGTAGAACTAAGCACACTTGTTACCATAAATTTTTTATCTGCAAAATCTGCTGCAACAAAATTAGAATTAGTAATAGCACTAAACGTACTAGCATCACCAAATAAAATTATATCTCCTTCTTGAAAAAGATGTGAACCAGAAAATGTAAGAGTTACGATTGGTTGACCATTAGTCGTGCTAAACGCACTTGTGATTGCTGTGCCTGATGGATTAGTTAAAGGATGTATATCATAATAAACTTGCCCTGAATAAGCATATAATATTCTATTAGTTCCAATAATAGAATATTTAATACCTTGTTTATTAACCATGTGATGCAATTGTCTAGCAGCACCGGTTAATTTACTATCCCCTAGTTGTGACCAACCACCTATTTTTTCTGGAGTACCGTATCTAAAACGTACATTTGTGCCGCCTGTCCATTGAGACTCCGCACCTGTAGATGTAACTTGTTTATTAAATCCTGGTAAAAAACCTAGTTTTTGTAACATATAAAATCCTGTTTATTAGGTATTATAGCAGATTGTATACGATTTCAATATGTTTAAAGCAGAGGGAATCTGTGGTGGATCATCCCCCTGCAAGCCTAATGTATAGATTATTTTTTAATTTTTGTCAACTTAACACCTTTAAACCAAGCAGGTGCACCTAGTAAAGGTCTTTTATCTAAAAAATTTTCTTTAGCAGTTTTAGAACTAGATTTATTATAATGTAAAAATACTTGTCCACAGTTTTTGCCTTTAAATTCTTCTCTCCAATGTTCAAGATCACAACCAGAATATATTAACATATCACCTGGTTTAAGATCAACTTTAATACCAGCTTGACCTTTTCTACCTGTTGGATCTAAATATATTGGCCATGAGTCACCACCTAAATTTAATGTAGTAGATATCTCACATGAGTATCTATCTTTATGTCTAGCTAATACATCACCTTCTTTGTATATTCTTGCATAGGAATATGTAGGACTTAACTTAATACCGGTGTGTTTTTCCATTACAGGTTTTACTTCTTGTAATAACGTTTCCATTGCAATATCAGAATAATGTGAATAAGTATTAGGTACTTGTTCATCGGTCCATATACCAAAATATTCAGTAAAAGGGGATATATATTTATTATCAAATAAAAATCTTGCAACCTCTCTTTTGTTTAAAAAATATTTATAAACAAATTCTGCAAGTTCGGGTGAAATAGCTTTTTTTAATACAGTATATTTATTGTTTTTAAACGACATTTAATACTCCTTTTGGTATCGCTTGGCAGTTCCAATGTATAAACCTAAACGGACTATATCCCATATCGACAATATATTGATGGGGCATATAGGATGGAAAAAATATCATTCTTCCTGGTTTTACTTGATAGTTAACTGCGGAAGATGCGTAAGTTATTTTTGTTCTGTCTTTTTCTGGTAATAAATTCATAACATTTCCTGGTCTAGGATCTTCAAACATGGGCAAAGATGTAGACTCATCTGCTTTTAAAAAGTAAAAACCAGACATGTGTCCATTCCAATGTGTGTGTAATGTGTGGTGTCCACCACCTTTTTTAGAAAACTCTTGTACCCACATTTCTGTAGTAAATATTTGATATTGAGAAAGATCAAAACCCATTTCATTTAATAAATTATGTGATGTGGCTCCTATGTAATTTGTAAGTTCTTCAAAATTAGGATCACCTAATAAAGTTGTTGAATGAAATACATGTCCCATATCTCCTTTATCACCATACTTTTTATTTCGTTTATCTATTTGTGGCTGCATTGTTTTTTTAGATATTTCAATATATTTATCAGACGCTTTATTTAAATCGTTTACAAACTTTGGTTCATCTGTAAACCATATAGGACATTTAAAAAATTCTTCTAACTGTAATTTTTTAGGATAACCTTTAATTTCTTTTTTTAATTTTTGTTTTTTAGCTTTTTTCTTTTTCATATTTATCCTTTATTTATATGGCCATCCTAAATTCCAAATAACCAAACTGTTTCTTTCTCCACTTTTAACTGGACATACTCTATGCCACACAAAACCAGGAAATACAACTAAAGATCCTTTAGGTAATATTTCAATGCATTTACGTATATTGGGTTTTTTATCAGGGTCCATATTTCTAAAATCAAATTCTAACTCACCACCTTTATAATCTTTTGGATCAGATAAAGTTACAGTTACAGATAGTTTTCTAATTTTACCATTACTAGGATCTCCTTCTGGTCTTTGATAAGGTTTATCCCAACCATCACAATGCCAATCATAAAACTGACCTTTAGTATATTTTGTAAACTGACATGCTTCTGAATAATCCCATTGAAAATTCCATCCAGCATTTAAATTTGCTTCATGAATATAAGGTTGTATTTCTTTATAAACCCAACGATCAGACATCCAAACAATGTCAGAATTTCTTTTCTTTTTTAAATCTTTTATTTGTTTTTTATTTAATTTTTTAGAATCACCATAACCACCAGTGACTGCTATTTGATCTTGCAGTTGATGACCATATTTTACAATGTCATCACAGATACGTTCTGGAATGGCTGATTTAAAATACCAATAATAGTTTGTAAGGTTCATATGTCTTTATAAAGACAATATAAAATAAGATTAACTAATTGTCAATTATTAGTTAGTATTCCAAGTTGATGTTGATGTATCCCAAACCCAATTTTGGTCGTGTTGATTTGTTTCAATGTTCCAATGAGTTTCTGCAATCCATTGTTGATTAACTTCATCCCATTGTGCTCTTTTAAGATTTTCTGAATCATCACCTTCATTTGAAGGTCTTGCAAGTGGTGGTTGCCAATCATTATTTTCATCTAAAGACCATGAAACATAAGGTTGAGGACAAATAAATTTATCTTTTGTTTCATCATAAACAAAACCTACGCCAGCATACTGTTTTCTAAATTTGTTGTTATAAGAAGTTTGTTTCCAAGTCCCACCTTTAAAAAAATTTTGACACCATGTTTCACCATCAATATGCATGTCATTACTTCCTAATAATCCATCTGATGTTTGAATATCGTTTCCCACAACTACAACTCTTATTACTTGTTTTGATCCATTCAATTCTGCAAAATGTGCCATATTTTTACTCCTTAAAAATTATATATTAATTTAGTTTTAACTTATTGTCAATGTACCATCTACTGTAAATGTTAGAAGTGTACATCCTCCAGCAGGTGCGGGTAATGTCGTTTTTGTATTAGTTCCTGGAGCCGCAGTATAACTTGGACCAGCAGGTCCAGGTGCTCTTAAAATAATAATTCCTGATCCACCAGCTACTCCAGCAGGACCACACATAGCTCCACCTCCACCACCACCAGTGTTTACAGTTCCAGCAGTTCCATTAGAAGTTGCTTTTCCACCAGCTCCACCGCCACCAGCTCCACCAGCTCCAGCAGAAGGTGCCGAACCTCCAGCTCCACCACCACCGCCACCAGCGTATGCAACAGGTGAATTTGTTATTGAATTTGTTTTTCCAGCTCCTCCAGCCCCACCAGCTGAACTACTAGAAGGCACTGATGAACCTCTGGCATTTGCTCCTCCACCACCACCAGCTCCATAACCCGGTCCAGTATTTCCTGTTCCACCAGGGTTTCCTTGAATTTGATCAAAACCAATTAAACCTCTACCATATCTTTGAGCAGTAACTGCTCCACCACCACCACCAGAACCACCAGTTCGACCTCTTCCTATAGCAAATCCTGGATTACTACCACCAGCTCCACCTCCAACAGATTCAATAAACCCTACAAAAGAAGGTTCTCCATTAGAAGCGTACCCTGGATAAGGTCCACCAGCTCCACCAGCTCCAATTTGAACTACGTTAGATCCTGGATTTAAATATAATTTTTTACCACCTGGAAAAGATGTTTGATAACCACCAGCTCCTCCACCAGCTCCTTGGTTAGTATTACCACCACCGCCACCACCAACAACTAAATAATCAAATGAATGAGAAGGCGCAGATCTTGATCCAACTGTAAGAGTTCCAGTAGTTTTAAATTTAGCAACCCATTGTTCACCATCATAAAAAGAACTATTACATCCTGGTGCTGCAGTTAAACCCACAGGACTTCTAAAAAAAGCTACTCCTTTACCACCTTTACCACCACAACCACAAACTCCTGATCCTGGACCAGAGGCATTTCCTCCACCTCCACCACCAGTATTTTCTTCTGCATTTGCAGCACATCTTGGTCCACCTTTTTGACCTTGACCGCCACCACCTACTCCACCTAATGCACTAACTACTTGAGGTGTTGTTTGAACACTTCCTCCTCCACCACCAGCATAAAATCTTCCACCACCGCTTATTCCTGAAATTACTCCTACACCACCTTCACCACCATTATTTTGTGGAGAATTAATTCCATTAAATCCAACAGTTCCAGCACCACCACCTCCACCGCCAGCATTTCCATAACCAGGAACCCCATTACCACCAGTGTTTCCTTGAGGTCCTCCAGCAGAACCTGCTATTGAAGGTGTATTACCTGCTTGACCTGTTGAGTTACCTGGAGTTCCTGGACCACAACGTCCATTTCCTCCACCACCAGAACCACCTGTTCCGGCTTTAGGTGCAGCTGATCCACCGGATGCTCCTCCTCCACCGCCATAAGCAGTATAAGTGCTTGAATAAGCAAAAATTGTATTTCCACCAGAACCACCAACAGTGTTTCCACCACCGGGTCCTGATGCTGCTGGTACTCCACCAGCTCCAACTGTTATGCAATAAGTTCCTGGACTTGCATCAACTTTTGTAAAACATAAATTATCATAAGACTTAACGACACCACCAGCTCCACCGCCACCACCACCTTCACCAGTTCCACCATCACCGCCTGATCCACCACCACCTATTAAAAAGAAATCTAAAGGTCCACCAGAAGTGCCAGAATTTATCCAACCATCTGATTTTACTTTACAATAAACTTCGGACATTGTCCAAACACCTGGAGCTGACGCTGTTTGTCCTGCTTCTTTTACAATAACAACACCTTTACCACCATTATTTCCACCGCCACCAGCTACGTTTGCAGATCCCCCACCACCAGTTCCTGCTTTACCTGCATTACCAGTTGAAGGATAAACTACACATGGAGTAGAACCGTCACCTGCTCCACCATAACCACCGGAACCAGTAGCAAGATTACCACCACCAGATCCACCGCCAGCAAAAAAACCTGCTTCTCCAAATTCTGTTCCAACTACTGGATATGCACTTTTAGCAATCCCACCATTTCCACCATGACTTGATCCTGTTTCTGCAGTTCCTGCTGCACCAGAACCGCCTCCACCACCTGCAGCGTCTGTACCTGTTGGATTTCCTGGTCCACCAGCGTTACCAAAACCTGTTAAACCACCTGAAGGAGATTGATTAGCAGCACCTGGATTTTGATTACCAGCACCCCCTCCGCCACCACCAGATCCTCCAGCACCACCACATTGACCTCTATCATTATTACCACCAAGACCACCACCATTTGCAGTAGATGTTCCACCTGGACTTACTCCACAAACATCAAAAATTGAATTTCCACCAGCTGTAGTATTTCCTGGTCCTGTATATTGTCCTGCTGCTCCGACTGTTACAGCATAAGCTGTTGCGCCTGCAACAGTTTTACAACCAAATAAAAGGCCACCACCTCCACCACCACCGCCGTTTCCGCCGCCAGTTTTTCCACCACCACCTCCACCACCAACAACTAAAACTTTAGCTGTAGTAGTTCCAGGTTGCGATGTAAATGTCCCTGAACATTTAAAGATTGTTTTTTTCTCTGCAGAAGCTACAGTAACTGTTTGAACTGGTCCGATAATTCCGCCATTTGCCATAGCTAATTACCTCCCTATGCTATTACGTCGTATGATACAAAAATTTCTAGATCACCTGACGCACTAGCTCCTCCTTGAAGAGCATCACTTTCTTGCATATAGATTGGCGTATCTAATATCACTAAAGATGCATCCGCTGGGACTGAAATTGTTTTTGCTAAATAAATTGTTCCAACATTTCCTGCACCACCTGTTGCTGCAGAAGTAAAAGCAGCTTTTACAACTTTAACAGAAACGTCTGCTGCTGAAGAACCATCAACATTAGCTACTGTAATTCTATTTATTTTAACAACTTTACCAGAACTGATTGCTGCAATGATAACATTTGAATCACCTGTTCCTAATGCAAGTCCTTGCGACTCACCGTTGATTGTTGCTACGTTTACTATATTTGGATTCGCCATAATTTATTTCCTATATTTGTTTTTTATCCGAAAATCATTGCCATTGCAATAGCTTTTCCTGTTGATATTCCAAAAGTTGATGTCGATGTAAACCCTAGAGTTCCAGCTCCATCTGTTGTTACTAAAGCTTGAGAAGCAGAGCCTACAGCTGCTGGTAGTGTTAATGTGTAAGAACCACTGACTGTTGCCGGTGCATCTATACCTACAAATGCTGAATTATCAGCGTCTTGAAATTTTATTGGATTACTATTAGTTACAGCAATTTCTGAAGAATTAGCCATAACATCAACAACGTTTGGATTTGTAGCGTCAGGACTAGCTGATGCATAAACAATTTTAATTCCTTTATCTGTAGTTGAAAAAGTTGTGCTGCTTCCTGAACCAGTAGCATATTTAAATTGAACTGTATTAGCTCCAGTAGTAGAATTTTTTAAAATATAAAAAGTTTCTACATCATTTGGAATTGTAACAATTCTGTTTCCAGATATTGATCCTGTAAATTCTATAATTCTTTGTTGTGCAGTTCCTGTTAAAGCACCATCATCAATATCTAAAGTAGTTGTTCCTGCTCCACCAGCAATAGATACAGTAGCAAAGCCACCTGTTAACTGTTCTATAAGATTTAAATTTGCGTTAGTTTTTGTTCCCCATGTACCAGCATTTTCGCCGGTTGCCATTAGTTCTATACCTAGATCTGTGTATGTTGAAGCCATTATTAATTCTCCTAATTGTTGTTATTTATATTGTGTATTTAGTTTTAAGTCAAACATAATTATGCAGGGGTTTTTCTTGTATATCCTGTGCTTGTTTTAGGTGTTAATCTTGTATATCCCGTACTCGTTTTAGGTGACAATCTCCCATAATATTTAAGAATTAATTTATTTGAATTAAGAGTTGTAGTAGCTGTTTGACCTAACCCATCTAAATCAGCAATAGTTAATTGAGTTGTAGTTAAAGATCCAATTGCACTTGTAGATGATACGCCAGTTAAAGTAGCTCCAGTTATATTTGAAATAGTTACAGAACCTACAGCAGACGTAGCAGATACACCTGTTACCGCTGTAACAGGGTTTGATGTAATACTAACACTACCTAATGTTGTCTGTGCGGATAAACCTGTTAAACCCATGACGTCTGCAGGTGTTATACTTCCCACAGCACTTTGAGCTGATAAACCTGTAAGACCCATGACGTCTGTAGGTGTTATATTTCCCACAGCACTTTGAGCTGATAAACCTGTAAGAGTAAGAGTATTATCTACAACAATTGCTAACGAACCAGCAGCTGTTTGAGCAGATAATCCTGTAAGACCCATTACTTGATCTGCAATAGTTAAAGATCCAACTGAAGCAGTTGCAGATAATCCTGTTAAATTAAATACAGCAGATTCAACAGTGCCCCAACCATTTTCACCCCAATCTAAAGTACCCCATCCAGGTTTAATTTGTATATTTTCTGATGGAAGATTTACTGTAGCTGTTACAGATAAAGCTGGTAAAATTACATCAATTGCTGACTCACCCCAGTTTTCAAAACCCCAAGTATCTCTACCCCAACCTGTTTCATTAAGAGCAGTTATAGTTCCTAATGAAGATGTTGCTGATAAACCAGAAAGACTAACTTCAACACTATCTTGACTGCCCCATGAGTTTTGATTCCATTGAAGCATACCCCATGTGTCAGAGTCTACAGTGTTTGCTTGACCACCCATATTAGGATGAGAAGAACAATAATAATATAAAGTTGGTGCTGAGGAAGCAACAGTTATTTGAACTTGTGTTGAACTATTTACAGTTACGCCAGTTGTATATTCACTTCCAGAATTGTGTGTACCATCTGATGTTGTAGAAAATCTAAATGGGTGAGCTGAAGGATAATTAAATACGTAAATATAACCTTCTGCAAGAGTTATAGTATCTTGTAATACATCATCTATGTAATATCTATTACCAGCACCTGGGTTGGCGACTGTTACTGTGAATGTTCGGATTGCCGACATAAGGATTTACTCCCTATGCTATCTGAACGATTGCGTTGCCTGCAGTTTGAGCTGGGAATTGAACTGTGAATGTACCACTTGTTACAGTTTTATCTGCACCAAAATTAATTGCACAAACACTTCTGTTTGTTGTAAATCCTGTAACTGCTGTTGAATTATAAATTAAACAACCTCTTGCTGTAAATGAAGCTGAAGTAAAACTAACATTATTAAATTTTACACATGCTGTGTCACTAGATAAAACTGGATCAGCTGATGGTGTTAATGCTGCTCCACCTGCGGTGTAACCAGAGTTTGACGCGCCGCCATCAGTTTGGCTCTGACTAACTTCAAGTGTGTTAGTTGGAACTGCATTAGCAGATGAAGGTGCTGTGTAAACAGTTGTTGTTTTACTTAATGAAGCTGAGTCACTTGAAAATAAAGCTAACTTATATGCGTTACCTGTTGGTGCGCCACTAGCATCATTAAAATTGTGACCACCTTGTAAAATTTCTACTTTGAATGAATTACATATTGCTGATGTTATTGTCATAAATTTTTTCTCCTAATTACTGAGGCGCTGACTCGATTGGAATTCTTATAGTACCATCCGTGTAATCGTCTCGTCTTCTTCTTCCAATTTGCATCGCTGCAAACTTTTGTAGTTCAGTTTTATATCTATTTTCATATAGTGTCAACATGTCTGTTGGACCTTTTAAAAACATAAATGCTTCTACTAAACAGGCATATAATAGACCCTGTGGAAAGTAATTACTTAAATAAGTATTAGAATCACCATCGCCACCAGAACCTAAACCTACCGGCATTGCGTTATAATGAATGATATATTTGTAATTTGCATCAGGTGTTGGAGCTACATATATAGCACCAGACGTAGCTGTATTAGCTCCAGTTGTTGCGCCACCAAACATAGCATAATATTTAGGAAGACCTGTTACATCTTGTGCGGCAGCGCCTCCTGAAGTTCCTGTTAAATTACCTACATACTCTGAAATAAATGTTTGATCACGTTTTTCTAACCATATTCCTTGACCGTTAGTGTTTGCTGTTGATTCATATACTTCTATACCTCTAACAAACAAAGCTTTAGTAGGCATTGTAATTGAATTAAAATCAGTTGCAAATTGAGCTTCATCTTGAACTCTATCTGAGTCCATAGGAAGATCTAAATTAATTCTATTTTGTGCGGCCATTATAAAACCATCTAAAATAGTTGTAGTAAATACAGTAGACCCGACTTCAGTGTAGTCTTGAATAGCTTGTTTTAATGTAGTGTAATTATAAGTTGTAAGTCCTGACATAATTAAGCTCTATCATTTACGGGTCCAATTGTACACTGAAAACCGCCTCCTGTTGCTGTACTTCCAGCATTAGATACTAAAGGCACTGTTATAGAATTAAATTGTTGTTCTGTTGCTTGTGTTCCGTTTGGTAATGTAGGACCAACTTCTACAGTAGTTGCAATTGCTGTTGCTAAGTATGATCCAAAAACTTTTGCTCCTGTAGCATGATTTGTTGCTGTAGTATTAGATGGAGTTATTCCTCTAAACGGTGCAGCTGTGCCTCTTGTTAATCCAGATAAAACTCCTGTGCCTGTATTGTTACCTGTATATTGAATTGTTTCATTTATATATCTTCCAAAAGTTGTGCTAGTTGCATCTTGATCTACTTTTTCTATTACGATAAAACCAGCATTTGGAAATGCTGAAGAACTAGTTAAAGTTAAAGTGTTAACTGTATTATTAATTGCACCATTTAAAGTTGTTTCTAATTCTAAAGTTGCAATTGCAACACCCCCTACTATTTCTTTAACAGATTGAAATCTAACATGAGAAGTTCCTTCGTTAATTTGATTAGAAAGATAAGATACACTTAAAGTTTGAGATCCACCTGTTGTAGTAAATGGATTGTTAGGTAAAATATCTTGTACTGGAAACTCAACTCTTGCTGGTCTTGCATGCATTAAACCTTGTGGATCAGCGCCCACTGGATGAGGTTCTAATTGTGGTTGTTTAGGTTCAAATTCAGAAACATGTACCCATGCACCAGTCCACTCTTTTACCATTTCTCTATATGGAAAAGCTGCACCTGATCTGTCAGATATTGCTAATGCTCTACTACCTTTTGCAAATCTAGCCATTATATATTTGGATAGTATGTCTTCGGAGTAATGAATGTACTAGCTGCAGAACCATCTTCAGATAATGCTCTAGCTAATTCATCCTCGTACAACAACTTCATCTCCTGTGTTCGTTGTGGTGCAAACTTCATAGATAAGTAATATGATAATCCTGAAATCATACAAGGTACAAATCTAAAAGGTGTGTCCGTTGCGTTAGTATAAGCTCCTACATCTTCAATTCTTTTAACATAATAAACGCTAAGAAAATTTGATGCAGCAGTTGAGTTAGGTAAAGGATAAATTGTAAGTGTAACTTTATCAATAAATCTTTGTATCCAAAATTGTGAAGGTGTTCCAAGTGATGCTTTGTTTGCTGTTGCAGCATAAGCGTCTCTTGCAACTTTAGTTAAACCAGTGTCTGATTGATTTGTTGTATTATAGTTTTGTCTGTAAGAAACATTTAAAATATCTGTAATACCATAAATATTTGTAACAGGTGTAGTTGTAGCTTGTGGTGAAGCTGCAGCCGCTGCTGCACTGTCAACTGCATTTCTATAAAAAGTATATATACCTGCGCCTTCATCAGTTGCATCTACATTTGTAGATGAACCAACTACTAAATTAACATTAGTGTTTCCTACTTCCCAAAAATGTATTCCTCTATTTCCCCATTCTTGAAAAAGAATGTTTAGTGATCTTCTAGCAGTTCTTAATTGATGACCTGCAGTTCCAACAAGGCCTAGACGTTCGTATGCATCTGAAATAATTTCATCAATAGAAAAGTCTTGGTCAAAACTATAAGACTGTGAAGTAGTGTTAGCCATTGCTACCTACCCGTCAAAATATACGGTTAATCCTGTGTTAGCACCAATCATAATGGTAGTGTTAGTTCCTAAAAATGCTCCCGCTGGACATA